TCTGTGCCAAACACATAGTTAGGTTGGCTGTCGGATATGTACTTAGGCGTTTTGTTGTCGAGAAATCTACAAGTATAACCCACGATCCGGTCATTATGGGTAAACGGGATTACCACATGCGGCCTAGTCCAGTGAACGCCGTCAGTTTGTAGCTGTACCATGACAGGAAAGTCTTCTGGCACCTTTCGGGACCGCACATAGTCTCTGTAGCTGCCTTCATCCGTCAACAGTTCGGCAAACGGAGGCAAGTCACGTTCTTCAAACTCAATGGCACTTAGTGTGTTAAAGACCTTTTGTCGATCTTCTAATATGCCATTGATGCTTCTGTGACGCAGGCTTTCTAAGTTAAGATGATCAATTTCTGAATCAGGTACACCTATCCAGCTCAAGAGCCTGCGGGCTTTGAAGCTTACAGTGCGGCCAAGGATAAAGCTGGCAGTGTATCCACAGTTGAAGCAGTGATAACTCCAACCTTGTTCTGAGGCTTTGAGTCCACCACGCTGCCGTATGTCAGAGCTATTGCCATTATGAGTGCAACAAACCGCATTGAAACTAATCCAACCGCTGGGAGTTTGTTTTCGTTTGCTGGGTAAGTAGGAGACAATGTCTAGCATCTGTATAGTATAACAGATTCGTTGACAAAGATCAATCAGCGATACATCAAATTGGTAACAGTACCGTTGTTTATGACAACATTGGCATACACAGGATTACCAAACGTGATTGGCAAATACCCTGAACCGCCATCGGTCACTGTGATAGGACCGATGCCGCCGTCGCTGCCCAATGAGGCAACGGCCTTGGCTCCTGCACCATTGCCCACAATCACCACATTTGGCGGAGCAATATAATAGTATCCTGAATTGTTTACTGTGATACCTGTGACCACTCCGTCTACAACCGTGGCAGTGGCAGTGGCTCCCCAACCTTGACTTTGATTTAAAGCCACACGGATCAGGGGATGGAATCCTGCAACATTCAAATAAATGGTTTCTGTAGTGTTTAAGTATTGTGTGGAATCAGTGACGTCGTACCAGGGTGCCTGATAGTCCTGTGCGCCTTGCGCTTTGATTGTGCCTGTGAAATGATGCAGGTCCATTTTGATTGTGGTCAGGCTGGCACCGTTGGTGGGTATTTCACTGGAATAAAATTCTGTAGTCTGTGTATAGTTTATGGGTTGCGGGGTCAGTGCCCAGTCAGGCCATCCGCTGGGAGGATTCTGTGGCCAAGAACTTGGTCCATAAATTGTGGGAATGGTCAAGTTGGCGCTGTCCTGAAACTGCGGCAGTATGCTGTCTACAATGTTGCAGTCTGCTCGAGCCTGGCTATTGGCATCAGTATACACCGCTTGCACGTAGTTTCCTGATGTGCGTTGGATGCTGTAGCTAGCCGGTTGTGCTATCAAATCAATTGTGTCTTCGTCGGTTAACACCACTTTGACTCGGCCTGTTGCAGCACTGAGTATTTCCATCTCTTTGCTGAGCAGTAATTCATCGCCATTTTGGCTGATCAAACGGAACACAAATGTGCTGCCTGTAACGTTTACAGGCTTTTGATCTTGGTTGATAAATTCAAACAAAAGCACATTGTCCACGCCTTTGTTAACGGTTAATTGTTTTGCGTACACTGGGTCGTACCTCGCTGTGAAATAGCCACCACTGGTGTCAATCAATAATACTCTGGTAATTTGCTGATATAAGTAAGCAGTGGTTGAATACATAGGATCCTCGACAAGTATTTATGGGTAACAATATTTTTGAAAAACTCACGGAAAAGTATCCGTTTGTTACGCTTTGCGTTTATGCCAACACTGAGTACGTTGGCATAGTACAAAACAGGGACGACACTGTTACAACCATCTACGACTTTGGCACTGTACTTGCACAACAGGACAAACTGCAGTTTTTAGAGTTGGCCAGCACTTGGTGGTGGGAAAGCAACCGCAGTGTGCCTATAAACATATTCTTGCGCGGAGATTGGGACAAATTCCGCTACACTCTGCGTACATTTGTCAACAAGGATCTAGATATCATACATGGCCCTGCGTGTAGCCTGTTAGACATAGCCCGCAAGAAAACCAAACGCAAATCAATTACACTTGTGCGACGCCTTGATTGAGCAGATTCATGTGAAGTGCAACTAACACGGCATAAGACAAGCTGTGTGACTTCTTAAATGTGTATCCTTGACTGTCGTCCCCGTCCCACACACTTGCAAACACATCTGTCCAGGGTTGATTTTGCAAGTGTGCCTTGCCTGGTCTAATTATTGATATAAATGCTGCCATTTGAGGAATAGTGCAGGGACGCATGTTCTTCAACAAGTCTGTGTAATTGCCCACATGAACCAGTTGCCGAGCCCATTCAGTATCTTGCCAAAGTCTATCCCAAGGTGGGGTAGCTGTTAACATTTGTTCATAGTGCTCAGGACTCTCAACCAACTTGTACACATTCATGTTCAAGAAATCTATCTTGAAGTAGCCTCGTTGTTCAGCTTCTTCATATTCCAATGCTGCACATCCATTGACAGGATCCTGTGGTATGTCAGTTACATATACACCTGAGTTGTGTTTACGTACCTGTCCTTGAACCACTTGACGTGCCGATGTGTACTGAATCAACTTCAACACAAGGTCTCTGTCAGCAAAGTCAATATCAATATCTGCACTCATGTCCGTACTTTTTTAAGTGTGCGTTTATGTACGCTTCTTCTAATAGATTTCTAGCTTCTTCAACCACTTGATTGTGTATTGTACCTTGCACTATAGCATCGCACCTAGTTTTACTATGTGTGTATGGTTGTCGTTTTAAAAACTCTTGGTGCAAGTGCACAGTCTTATCATAGTTATTGTACTCTATTCCAGACCAAAGGGCAAGTTGTTTGAGCTCTTTTAAAAACTTATCGGTGTCATAGAAGCATGCAAATGGAAATATGTAAACATCTCTATCACCGTAATTGAGCATGGTGTTCTGACGCTCCATAAATCCTTGATTACTTGGATTTTCAAATCCAATCTGGAAAAATTCTCTCAGTATTGGTCTTGGACAATCAGGATGTTGAGCCGACAATTCAAGCAATTCCAATTTATGTACATCTCTACATTCTTTGCGTATGTGGTCCGGTAACTGCTCGAACTCTTGTAATGTACTGACATCAGGCCAGGTAGAGTCTCGAACGTTGTTGTAACTGGTCTGAATTTGATTTCTAAAAAATCCATCGATAAGTTTGTCTAATACCCATTTGTAATCTGGGTTGTTAAGTTTGTTATAAGTGTTGATTTCAAGTTCATTGTTATCATATCCATAGTCACCTGCTCGTAGCAAACTGATCTGAGTAAGTGGTAGTAGGTCATCATCGTTAATCTGTATGCTAACAACTTTGTTTTCTAACTCTTCTCTCAGGTATGAGTAGTGCCCAGCATAGAAAACTTTTTTATCAATGTATTGTTTCAAGTGAGATGCACCCAAAGAATTAAATGGCAGTTGATCTGCTGTAACACCGCACATGGTATTACACACAAATTCAAGATAGTTGCCGTGTGCTCCGCCTTGAAAGTCAATCTGAATCATAATGTGACCAATGTCGTTACTACTTTCAACTGTTCTTGTGCTTTCTCTACTGCTGCCAAGGCATCTGCTACTGTGGGATGTTTGGCAGCCAGTTCCAGTATGCGTTTTTCTTCTTCCATCCGGCGGCGTGTCCATTGTATGGCCTCCTGTGTCACGCCGTCCAGTTCAATTGTTGGATAGCTGGACTGCAACGGCAACCATGAGCTGCCATCGTAAACTTCAAAGTTGCCGCTGATGTAGCGAACCATGCCAGCACTGGCTCTGGTAGTGTCGATGTAGGGTGCATTGTACACGCTGCCTGTGACATGTATGCCCATGCCGCCTGTGATATTTCTAATCATGTTACCATCCTGCTTGTTTTAGTATTTCTTTGGCATACTCTTGATCTGCCGAATAATCCGTGAACTTCTTTTGCCATGCATCCGAATCAATGTACGGCCAAATCATTGTGATCTGTGTGGTGTCCAGTGAGTTTAAAAACTCCTGCCCTGACGCTGAGTTGTATATAACCCAAGGCGATATACGTCCTGTTGTGACAGCATGACACAGTGCATTGGTATTGCCATACCGCAAACAATCTTGTGCCGGGTGCGTGGTTCGCTCACCCCAGTCAATACTGTACTCTACTGCACGGGCCAAGGCATCTGCTACAGCTTCAACTCGCAAATAGAACAGCAAGTACTCTGTGTATATTTTGTCACTGCACCAGTTATCAATCTTCTTGTTGTTCTTGAGCAGCCAGGTCATGAACTGTGTGGGATTGATTGCTCGGGTGTTTACACAATAGCGTCCAAACTTGACAAAGGCCTTGTAGTAAGGCGAGTCGCAAAAGTCCTCAAATGTTTTGAGCTTGGCACTGCCCTGTGCCATTTCGTAGAACTTGATATAGGCCTGAAAGCCCAGTTGCACGCCACGCTCACTTTGTTCCATGCGACGTCGCTTGGGCTCACACATGTGCACAGCAATAGAGCTTTCACGCACAAACTCTTTTTTGCAGAACTCACATGTAAACTTACTTGCTGTCTCGGCCATGTGCTCTAATGTATTGATCAAGTTCTTTTTTGGTTGTTATTGCTGCCAAGACATCTATCTCGTCAGACTTGTAGTGGGGGAACAGTTCGGCCAATTGCTTTTTCATTGTGCCTGCGCCTGCTTCTTTTTTCTTGGGCGCAATCCAGTTGTGTCGCATGACACCTAGTCCTGGACTCACAGTTGTGGCCATGAGCCACTGCAGTTTACGATGGCGGGTTGAGTTGATGTTGAAGAAGTTTTTGTTCAGTCGCTCATTGGTGGCAATCACATAAAACTCTTGTAAATCCCTTGATCCTTCTACTGCTGAGCCCCACCTTATCATCAGGAATGGCGCAAACTTCTTGCGTTCGTCCTCTGTCAGGTCATCGTAGAAATCTCTGACCTTGTGGTCAAACATTTTCATCTCATTGGCAATGCTTAGTTTGTCACTCATGGGTTTTCTTTAAATTATACAACACAAACAACTGATCCAGCAACTCCTTCATAGCCGGGTCAGTTTCACACATGGTCAGCACTGAGTTTATTTCACTGCGATATCCTTGCATGGCCACGCTGTTGGTGTCAGTCCACCCAACCAAGCGTCGCTTGGTCTGGCCCATTTGTCGAGCGTAGATACGATTGTCCACACGCTCGTAGATGTATGTTGTGCCAGGAGTTAGATCACCCATTA